CGTTCGGTGTTATTGGTTTCAAAAGTAATTGGGGCATTTAGCAAGTTACGCAAACGCACAGCATTTGCAGCCGTACCATAACCCGCATTTGAGCTGTTTTGAGATAATGCGCCAGCATCACCTTGATCTGTGCCAAACAAAACTCCTGCCGCTGCACCAGTACCACTATTCCCGTTACTAATCTTTGTCCAAGTTGAGCTATTAACACTGTTTTCAACATGAAGTTTTTGTCCGGGTGATGTAATGCCAATACCCAGCCCTGTGCTGGTCAGGCGCATTTGTTCGGAGCCAGCAACCTCAAAATACTGACCGCCTCCATTCAAAAATCCAATAACGCCTGACTCTGCACTGTTGACGTATGCGCGAAACTTGGCTGCGGTTGTTCCAGTTGAGCGCAAAACGATATTTGTTCCGTCTTGACCACCAACATCAAGGCGAAATGATGGAGTCGTCCCAATACCCAGCCCTGTGCTGGTCAGGCGCATTTGTTCGGAGGTTCCCGCACCGCCCAAGTAAAACGCAAGAGGAGCACCGGCTGTGGAAACACCGGCAGCAGATGCTCCGGACTGTCGCAGATACAAACCCACGGTATTGGCAGCATTTGCCTCATCTGTAACGGTCAAACTGGCGTATGGCGTTGTGGTGTCACGCGCCACGTTCAAAGTGCCATAGCCTGCGGTGTTTGATCCGACCAGCAGCTTGCTCCCATCAAACACCAGCGCAGACCCAGTGGTCAGGACTTTGCTGCCGTTGAGGTAGGCCACGCCGTTGGCGGTGCCGCCGGAGAGGGTGACGGCGCCTGCAATGTTCGCAGTGGTCCCCACAAACAGGGCCTTGGCCACGCCCAGGCCGCCATCCGTCTGAATAGAGCCGGTGATGGTGCTGGTGGAGTCGGTCGTGCTGTCCACGGTCAGCGCGCCGGTCATGGTGGTAGCGCCGCCAATGGTCGCGTTGCCTGCCAAGAACAGGTTGCGAGGACGCGTAGCGCCGCTGGCACCGATGTCGTAGAGGTTGTCGGTGAACAGCACGTGGCTGTTCACTGTGCCAGGCACAGTGATCAAGTCGGCTGCGGCATCACCCAAGGCAACCGCTCCGTTGAGCGTGGTGGCCCCAGAAGCGGTCAGCGACGTGAACGCGCCCGTCGACGCGCTATTTGCGCCCACCGTTGCGCCATCGATCGTGCCGCCGTTGATGTCCACGAAGTCAAACATCTGGATGACGTTCGTGCCGTTCACATACAGGTGGGCCTTGCGCCCGTTGGGCACAGTGATGCCCGTGCCGGCCGATGTCTTGACGGTGATGCTCTGGCCGCCCGTGGTGTTGTTCTGGACGATGTACTGCTTCTCGATCGTCGGAACCACCAGCTCACGGGTGTTCGTCAAGCTGAGAGAAGACGTGACATTGAGCACCAGCGCACGAGCGGCCTGCGCTGCGTTGCTGTTGGTGATTGAGATCGTCAGGTTGGCATCGGACACGTAGTCCACGTTGCCCAAGCCAACGATGGCCTGCTCAGCCGCCGTGCCAAGGTTGGTGTTGGTGATGTTGCCCCAAGTGCCCGAGTTCTCGCCCGTGGCCATCAGCTCAAGTTTCAGATTGCTGGAGTAGGTGCTTGGCATCTTCAGTTCCTTTACGTGGTGACCTGAGTCCAGGTCACCGTATTGCCGTCATTGACAACTGCCCAATTCTGGGTTTGAGAGTCATCCACATTTTGCCAGTTCGTGCTCTGGCTGTCATCAACGACCACCCAGCCAGCGCTCTGCGAAGCTGGGACGGGCCCCCAATCTGGGCTTTGGCTGTCATCGATCACATTCCACAGGTACGCGCCAATGACGGAGTCCAGCACCGTGGCGGACTCCACAAGCTGAACATTGAACGTGGCAAAGGTAGACACCAAGTCCAGCGCGGCAACAGCCTCTTGAACCTGCGGGCCAAACACTGACGGGGCCACCAGCGTGATGTCCGTTGCCGTAGCCGTCTCTGCAATCTGCCCCAAGAAGTCAGTCAGGGCGCTGATCAGATCAGTTGCCGTGGCAGTCTCAGATACTGCCCCCACAAAAATTACCACCGATTGAGTTGTATCCGTGGCAGTGGCGGTTTCGGAAACAGCGCCAGTAACGCTCAGATTGGCAACCGGGCTGTCAGTCCCCGTAGCCGTTTCCGCAAGGCTTGGGTTGAACGTGTTGTTGGCCGTGTTGGGCGCGTCTGTAGCCGTGGCGGTTTCGGACAGGCTGGGTGTAAACACCGCCGTGGCGCTGTCCGAGTCGGTTGCAGTGGCGGTTTCGGCCACACTTGGGTTTGCGTTGTACTTTGGAGATACAGCGTCTGTGATCGTGGCGGACTCCAAAATAATGCTAGCAAACAAAAATTTACTGGATACTTCGTCTGTAGCCGTAGCAGTTTCAGAAACACTGGGGCTGATTGTGAGCGTGACAGATACAGTGTCAGTGCCAGTGAGGGCGTCAGCCACCTGCGCCAGCAGGGTCAGTGTGCCTGCAACAGCGTCCGTCGCCGTGGCTGCTTCAGACAGGCTGGGGTTAAATGTGCTGCCCGGTGCGTCTACAGTGTCCGTTGCTGTCGATGTCTCGGACAGGCTGGAAATGTATATCAGTACCGCAGATACCGCATCGGTTGCAGTGGATGTCTCAGAAATGGTGGCGGTAATTGACACCACACCAGATTCAAAATACCAGCCCAGCGAACCGTTATTGGTGGAGTTGGCCCCCGCGTACCAAGTATCCACCAGACTGTACGCCCGCACCCCGGTGACGGTCAAATAATCGACGTTGGGATCTGTGCCGCCTGTCAGGATCAATGTGCCGGGGCTGGATGCAGATGTGCCCTGTACCGTCAGAACCCGAGTTGCTGCCCCTGTGGCCGTCCATTGCGTTACACGCTGCGTTGTCGTGCCAATGGTGATGTTCGTTGCACCCGTTGCGCTGTAGGTGTTGGTGATGTTGGCAAAGGTGTTGTTGCCTGAGATGGTCAATGCACCAGCACCGCCTTGATCAAGCGTGATGCCTGAGTAGGAGATGCCGCCACCAGCAAATGTCTTGGCAGATGCGCTGGTCAGACTGATCGTGCCTGTGCCTGTGACGGTGAGATTGGTGGAAGTGCTTGCAGACCACGCTGATGTTCCAGCAATAGTCCAAGTTCCCGAGCCAATAGCAATCGTTCTTGTTGTTGAAACACTTGTAGCAACCCCTGAGCTTGCAGAAGTTAACGATACGTTGTATCCAGCGGCATCAAATGTTCCAGCAATAAATGCTGTATTTGCGGAAGAGCAAATAAATGCATCCTGCAACGTTACCGATCCACTAGGTGTGTTAACGTTAAACCCTTGTGTAAACGTTCTGCCTGCACTTGTAATCGTCTGACTACCACGACCTGCAAAGGTCATTAAACCCGTACCCGTCAGCGTAGTGCCAGTGCCGTTGATCCAGTTGCCGTAGATTGTTGGTGTATTCGTACTCGTTGCCAGCGTCATTGTGTTGCTGGTACGGGCAGACATATCAATCGTGCCGATGTTGTATGACTGATCTAAGTTTTTGGTTTGACCTGAGGTTGCGCTGTTGGTATCAAAAATGGCTGTGTCTTGGGCCAAAGGAAAATAGATATTGTCTCCAGTTCCTCCAGACGTATTTGACCAGCTTGTGCTTGAACTCCAGTTGGCTCCAGCTCCGACTCTGTACACCGTTTTAGCAGCATCAAACGTAATCCCGCTGTTGCCTTTGCAGTCACCCAGCCTTGTGCCGCTGACAGGGGCCGCTGCACCTGCAATGGTGATGTCACGGAAGTCGATGTCGGTGAGTGATGCAACAGCAGCGCAGGTCAGTGTGCGTGTTGTGCCAATGGTGTTTGACTGCAAAAAGTGCCGCATCGTGGCGTTGGTTCCTGCGGAGAGCGTCAGCGTTCCGGTGATGGTTTGATTGGCAGTGATACTGATGTTTTTGAGGCCAGCAGATGTAATTCCCGTAAAGGAAAAATTGTTAAAGCTGTTGACTCCGTTGATGGTGACGGTGCCTGCGGATGTGCTGGTGAAAGAGACGTTGTAGAAGGTTTGGTTATTGCCGCTAAAAGTTGGAGATGTGGTAGAACAATTTATTTGCGCGGTTCCAGCCGTAACAGTTAACGCTGATCTGTTGGTTTCTGTTGTACCAAGATTAAGAGGGGTTGATGCGGATAGAGTAACAGTTCCAGAACCAAAATTTATGGTTCTTGAGTTTGCATTATCTGATTGAACAGTGCTGGCTATTAGATTGTAAGTGCTTAGTAAAAAATTTCCATTTGTTACCCCAACCGATGATGAGCCATTATTTAGCGCACTACCTAAAGTCCACTCACAATTAACACCATTGACCGTAATTGCAGAAGCCAACGCAACACCATTGGTTGTGAACGTCCTGCCAGTGCTGGAGCCAGACAATGTGATTGCGCCCGTGTACGTTCTTGTCAGGCCCGTTGCAGGCAGAGTCACGTTGCCGTGAATGCCAACAATAGCAGTCGATCCAGCCAGCGTCACGTTGCCAACAAGAGGGCCAGCAATGGTCAGTGCCTTTGTTCTGATGCCGCCTGTGACAGCGTTTACTGTGGCTGTGTAGGCCGTAGCGTTGGACAGTGAGTCAAACACCACATCATCATGGCTTCGTGGCACAGAGGCTCCAGAGCCGCCACCAGAAGACGTAGACCACCGAGCCGTGTCGCTCCAGTTGCCTGTGCCGCCAACCCAATATCGGGTGCTGTCGGCAGGCTTGGCAGTCAAGTACAAAGGAGCAGCAACACCAGTGGCGGTGCTGTTTGCACCAGCGTAGAACTCACCGGGGCTTGTTGCGCTGACTGTGGTTGTGCCAAGGGCAAGGTAATCCACACCCGACACCGCCGCACCAGCAATCGTCAAAGCAGCAGTACCTGTGAATGTGACCACGTTACCCACCGTACCTGTGACCGTCCAAGCGCCAAAGGTCTGTGTGGTTGACCCGAGTGCAATCGTGTGGGCAACCGTCTTGGTGGAGGCAAGCTCGGTGAACTGATTGCTGCCACTGATGGTCAAGGTTGAAATGCCTGTTGCGCCGCCAATGGTCAGCTTGTTATAGCTAACGCCACCGCCGTTAAATGTCCTTGCAGAAGCACTTGTGTCAGACAAAACAATGTTGGCTGTACCTTTAAAAAAGATGGGGGTTGTGTCTATTTGCCACACCAGCCCAGTGCCACTAAGAGTCCAAGTTCCAGACCCCATCTTTAAAATCACACGTGCTGATGAAGCCGCCGTGATTGAACCCGTTGTCACGTTGTACGTCACAGCATCAAACGTGCCGCTGGTCAGGGTCAGGGTTCGTGCGGAGTTAATTGTCAGAGCGTCTGCAAGCTGGACTGTGCCTGTGGCGCAGTCGATGGTGATTGGGCAACCAAAGGAAATGCCGTTGCTGGTGATGTTTTCTGTACCACGCCCCGCAAACGTAATCGTGCCTGTAGTGCTAGACGAAGTTACCCCTGTGCCAAACTTCCAGTCGCCATAAACAACAGGGGCATTTGTACTAGTGGTCAACGTCATCGCGCTTGTTCGCAGTGACGCATCAAACGTACCGATGTTCCACGCTGCGTTAATCGTAATCGTACCCGTCACGCTGCCAGTGTTATCAAACACCGCCGTGTCTTGCGCCAGCGGAAAGTTGTTGATGTCAGGCGTACCACCAGACCCCGGTGCCCACGCAGTAGCACTCCAGTTCTGACTGCCAGCCAAATTCCAATACACCGTCTTAGCCGCAGGGAACGTGATGCCTGTATTGCCACCGCAATCTCCTGCGCGTGTAGGCGATGAGCCAGCAGCAGTGCCAGCTATTGTGATGTCACGGAAGTCGCAGTCAGTGGCTGAAAGGCTGTTGACGGTTAATGTGCGGGTAGTGCCAAGGGTGTTGGAGCGAACAAATATACGGCGTACTGCTGTGGCTCCGGCGACCGTGAGGGTTCCGGTAATGGTTTGATTTGCGGGGATAGAAGTCGAACGAATCCCTGCGCTGCTAGGCGCTGCAATAGTCAAATTTCTAAATACAGCGCTCCCAGCCATACTATCTGGGTCGTTTACGTTTATAGCTGCATTGGAAAACGAAACATCATAGAATGTCATGCTTCCTGTGCTAAAGAATACACCAACGCCCGTAAAACTAATAGAAGATGTCCCACAATTAAAATTTAAGTTTGTTGAGGTTGTAAAATCAATTACAGTTTCACCACTTGAAAGAGTTACTGTACTCGACCCCAGCGTAATCGTCCTGACGTTGCTGTTGCTGGACGACAAAGAGCCAGCAGTGACGTTGTAGTTCTTGGTGTCGAACGTGCCGTTGGTGACGGTGAGGCTGTTACTGCCAATGTTCAGCGCGTCAGCAAGCTCAACTGTGCCGCCGTAGGAGTCAACGGTGATACCGCCGCTAAATGTCTTGCCTGCGCTAGTGATGGTCTGTGTATTACGACCTGAAAATGTCAAAGTACCAGAATAGCTTTGAGTTACCCCACTACCAAGCACCCAATTTCCGTACACTGCATAGCCAGTTGACCCACCAAGCGTCATTGCGCTTGTGCGACCAGACATATCCACTGTGCCTGTATATGGCACAGCAGCGTCCATCGTAATAGTGCCAGTCACGCTACCTGCATTGGTAAACGTAGCGGTGTCCTGTGCCAGTGGAAAGTTGTCTGTGGATGGTGTACCTGTAGATGTTGTAGCCCAGCCGTTTGCCGACCAGTTTTGCGCCCCTGCAAGGTTCCAATACACAGTCTTTGGCGTACTGAACGTAATGCCACGGCAGCCACGCAAGTTACCAATCCGAGTGCCGCTGATCGGAGCAGCAGTGCCAATGACGTAGATGTCACGGAAATCAGCATCAGTCAGGCTTGGTGCGCTGTTGATGGTGAGGGTTTGGGCAAGGCCGTATGTTGCGCCACGGAACCAAACACGGCGATTGCCTGCTGTGCCTGTGGTGGACAGTGTGCCGTTGATTGTCGCTGAACCAGCAAAAGTTACAGACCGAACTCCAGCAGAAGGTGTTGGAGCCGATACTGAAAAATTGTTGATTGTGATTGAACCAGTTCCATCAAATGACGTTGTTGCGCTGAGTGTTCCAGTAGAAACTATGTTGTAAAAAACGGCGTTCAGTGCTCCGGTGTTTATTGACTGTGCGCTCGCCGAAGTCAGGTTTATCGTTGATGTCCCCGTATTGAACGTAAGGTTGGTAGATGTGCCAAACGCAATCGGCGCCGTTTGATCTAAAGTAACCGTACTGCTACCCAAATTGATCGTGCGGGTATTGGTGTTGCTGGACGACAGGGATGTGGCAGTGACGTTAAAGTTATTGGTGGTTAAGGTTCCTGCTGTAACTGTAAGTGCGCCGGAAGATGTAAGTGCGTCACCAAGAGTTACAGTTTGACCGCTCGCGTTAATCGTAACGCCACCAAGCGTTTTACCTGCTGAAGTCAACGTACCTGTTCCGGTTATTGACATAGTGCCTGAATAGGTTGTTGTCATTCCGGCAACAAACGTGACACTTCCAGCTACTGTCGAATTGGTTGATCCTGCAAATGTTCCAGTAAACCCAGTAAAGTTAAGGCTTCTTGCGTTTGCCGCAACGGTTGCTACCGTACAAGTCACCGCGCCGGACGCAGCATCAAAGAAAACATCGTCAGATGTAGTGGGCACAGCTTGCCCCCCAGCGCCGCCAGAGGTCAAAGCCCATTTACTGCCAGCAGTGCCGTCCCAAGATGCAGTGCCGCCGACCCAATAACGATCAGCCATGTTTACTCCTGCGGAGTTTCAACAGGCGGGGCAGTGACGATGGCAATCCAGTTGTCCACACGCTGCTGCTTCATCGCCTCAATCTCAGCATCCGTAAAGGCGTGATCATCAGGCAGATGCAGAGCATCAGCAAACTTACCGTGGGGGGTTTGGAATTCAAAGTCGATCTTGATCATCGACGCCCCCTTTAACCTGCCAACGACAGGGTGTACGTTACATTGAGTGTGTCGCCCGATGTGACGGCCCGGTCACCGGGGGCGGAGAAATCCGCTGCGGAGAACAGCGTACCAGTCGAGCCGCTCTTGGTGTTGTCGCTGGTCAAGAACGCACCGCCCACAGTTTGGGTGGCATTGATGTTAAACACCGCGACAGAAGCGGAGTTGGTGGCCACAGATGGGTTGGCCGTCGTTGCGGTTGCAAAGGTGCAGGTCGGGCGGTTGGCGTTGCTGTACGGGACAACTTCAGTCCATCCGGCGTGGGAAGCCATCGTGTCACCGGCAGCAGGGGTGTTCGATGCACCCGCTCCATACAGGCCGATGTACCAAGTCGTGATCTGAGCCACGCTGGTCAGGGCCGTGCCGCACATGTATTGCAGGCCCACGTTTACCACGAGGTTGTGGTTTTCATCTTCCCACTTGAGGTTGCCGTCTTTGTCAAAGCACTGAACTTTGAAGCGGCCCAATGCCATCATCTCTTCGCCAGAACGGGTGCCTGCCACCAGACCGGCGCTCATGGTATCAACAGATTTTACGATTTCGTTCGACATGGGATACTCCTTAAACAAGTCGGATGAGCGCGTTGGTTTGATCATCCGGGGGGAAAACAATGGTAAAAGTGCCATTGGTCGAGGCTTTCGCGCCACCAAAATCTAAAATGCACACCGAGGGGTTCCCAAGCGCAGAATCGTTGTAGATCATAGCGCCGTACGCGGTGATGGTTGCACTGGTAAAGGACAGGTCAACGAAATCCGTGATCGCAGTCGTCCCCGCTCCGAAAGGCGTGACGTTGGTGAGGGTTCCCCCGCCCGCCGCATAGGTGCCGGAGTTGGGCACTTCCCCAACACTTGTGTACGCGGTTGTCGACGCATTGAACGATGGGGTGTTGTCGTACAAAGCCAACTTGAACGTGCTGCCAGTGCCCGTGGTGAAGTTGTGCACGGCCCTCATGAGCTCCACCTTAAAGCTCGTGCACATGAAATTTCCATTGAAGGCCATTGTCAGTCCCTCACCAAGTGGACCAGGTCCAGGTGACCGGCTTGTCGTAGGCGTCCCTGGATCGTCAACCGGTCCTGCTCAATGGCCTCGTGCATGTAGAACTCCACAACGGCCTTGATTCGATCCTTGAACGCCCTGGCTTGCTCTCGAACAGCCGGATGTGACTGATCGCCCACGAAAATGATCTTGTCCGCGGCGCGCTGAGAAAGCTCCTCCACCGACCACCCACGGTTATGGGTGGTCTCCACTTGGACCGGGCTGACAAGGACCGTTGGTTGAACTGAGATCATGGGCCAGGCGAATCAGATTTGAGAGGGATACGGATCATGCCATCGCGGTACTCATCGCGGCGGCGGCGGCCTTGCTGCTCAACGCCCAGGCCCTGCACAGCTTCTTTGTAGGACTGGCGGAAATACTGCATCATCTCCACCGGCCCCTTGGTGTAACTGTACGCTTGAATCAGGCACGCGTACAGTAGCGCCTCCGGGGCGTTCGTGCTGATCCAGGTGTTTGGGTTTGCCGAGGACAACTGAGCAGGGCGGTAGATATACCCCAACTCGACGTCATAGCTCTGAACAGGCGTGGGAGAGACGTAAAACGTGTTCTGGTCCCAGACCGAGTAGTATTTGGGCACCCCTGTTTCTGTGCCGTCGGGCCAGTACTCCTTCATGAAGGACGTGTCCCTAAAATCCAAGAAAATCTGATTGTCATTGACCTTGACCATCAGGTAGCGATGGGTCAGGATGTCCGATGGTGCGGTTAGAAACTTGTTTCCGGAAGTCAGGTTTCCAGCGGCTTCAAGCTTAAAAACGTCCAGGTCAATCTCGCGAAGAATCTGATTCTCCGCCATCGTGATAAACGTGTTGATAACGTCGCTCGAAAAGACGTTCGCCCCTACATCGGTGTAGTTGCGGATGTTGGTGACAAGTTCGTCGTAGGTCATGACACGCTCACTGTAACAGAGCCCACCACCGCCTGAGCCATCACAGGCTGGCCCTCAAGGTACGGGCGCATATCGTTGGTGCCACGGGCACTGCCAAAGCTCTGGAAAGCGGTAAAGCCTGGCGCGCCCACGAACACGGACACCGGCTCGATGCGATCGGGCCGCGGATCGCGTAGGGCTATCGCGTCGCCTCGGTACCGCAGAGGCTCAAGCTGCGGCTCCTTAGGCTCGTAATCATCCGGGCAGACCATAAATCCGCGCCAGTTCTTGCGCAGGGTGTTGTACGCGTACCGCTGGCCGCAGTAGTCGCACAAGCCATACGAGAACTTGCCGGATGCAAATGCCATGTCATACCCCCATGTCCGGCACAAACTGGACGCTGGCGGTGTCCCTGTCCTCCATCGCAGCGCGCTGGAAATCCTCTTCGTAGATCGCCTTCAGCGCGGCGCCACGGTCAGGGGCAAACTTCAGGGACAAATAGTAGGCCAGGCCAGACGCCAGGCACGGCAGAAACCGAAAGTTGACGTCCGCGGTGTTGGTGTACGTCCCAGCATCTTGAATGCGCCGAATGCGGTAGTACACGAAGGTGTAGTTCTGGTCCGCCGCGGGGTAGAAAAACACCTTGGGCACGTTTGTACGCTGCACGTAGAACTGCGCAGGACGCGCCTGCGTGGTCTTGTCAGGCACATTGAGCCAGTCCTCCCGACTAATGCGCTCAATGTAGACGTCGGTGTTGATGCCTTGGTTGTTCTGCCGAATGATGGCTTCGAGCACGTTGACCGTGTCGGTCGGCAGGTTAATCTCGTTGACCCCCTGGGTCAACGCGTAGGTCGCCTGCTCAATCGTCCACAGGTTCAACCCGCGATTGGCCCAGTCGAGAAAAAGCAGGTTGAGCGAGCGGCGCGCAGAGTTAAGCTGATAGCCGCTCGTTGCGCGAATGCCGCAGCGTTCAAACGCTTCCTCGACCAGGTCGTCAATCTCCAGGTCAAATGTAGTGGTGCCGGAGGTAGTCATTTGTTGTACAGATTATCGAATGTTGCTTGCGCATCCATGTACGAGTCGTCCTGCTCCGCACAATGTGTCCACTGACTGGGCCTGAAGTCAGGCGCCCCTTCCCCTGTTTGCCAAAACGCGGGGCTTGTGACCCGGACGCGGTTGTTTGGCAGCGCCACAATGTTACCTGTCCACTTGCCCGCATCGGTCAAAATCAGCACATGACTTTGCTTGTGCTGTGCAGGGCAATCGGCTACCTCGCTCTCCGAGTAGTCCACCGTAAACAGGTACCTGCCGGTGTGGAACTCGCCGTCAATTTTGCATAACCAAGGGCTCGGGCTGGTTCTCGCGAACTTCACCACAGTGTGGTGATGTGAAGGACAGTCCCAGGGCTGCGCCAGATGTGTAGGCATACGCTCTGGCCACTCTTCCAATGGGATGTCCCCCACCAGCGCCATGATGGGCATGCGCGCCCACATCGCTCCCCCATGTATGTTCTCAGAACCGTCCTCCTGGCTTTCACACCCGGTAAATACGATCTGAAAACTCAAGCAACGATCCGGCATGACATTGACCGCAATGACATTTGCGTGCAAGTACTCGCCATGGTACTTCTGGTGCATGTGGGTAAACTCGCGTCTAACCCAGCACTTGAAGTACGGGATGTTGCTGATGAGGTAGGCCATTACTTCGCGCGTTTACCGCCCGCAGCGTAGCCCTTGGTCTTCTTGACAGCGCCGCCCGCAGCGTAGCCTTTGGACATCATGCCGCCAGCCATCATGCCGATGGGCTTGCCCATGGCCATGCGCTTGTGCTCGTTCATGTTGCCTTTGTTGGCCATGCCGCCTTTGGCCATCATGATGGGGCCACTGGTCTTGCTGGGCTCCGAGACAATCTTGTTCGCGGGTCCGCTCCCAACAGCACCGCCGCCGCGCGTAGCGGCTCCCATTCCACGTCCAGCCATATCAAGCTCCTTTTTTCATTGCACGGCCCTTGACGTCGGCCGTTTTACGTTTCACGGCACGGCCCATTTTGTCGGCCATACCTCCCTTTTTCATCTTGCCAATGCCATCCGCGGCGAAAGCGGGGACGGATTTGCCGCCCTTCTTCACCATCTTCATGCCTGCACTTTTCATCTACTTACCCTGCCTTTCGGATTTCATCCAACTTTGCCTCAATCCTGTTGAACCGCTGGTCCACATGACTGAGGAACTTATCGAACCGGTCGTCGACTTCCTTGCGCGTGACATGGTCCCGAGCAACCTCTTCGCGGGTCTTGTTCAAGAGAATGCCCAGCCGGCCGATCTCATCGAACTTCGCCTTCAACAAAAAGCCCATGATCCCGACAATCGCCGTCAAGACGACATTCCAAATCATCATCTCCACGGCTCAGCACCTCCACCGCTTCCGCGCCTGGCGCAAGCGGCTGTTGGGGTCCTTTGCTGCGTCAGGGAACTGCTTCATCTGCCCCTCGGACCGCGCGCAATACGACGCACGACGTTTTGCATCTGCCGGCGACGGCTTCTTCTCCGTCACCGCTGTCTGCAGCTTGCTACCGGGATTGGCCTTGCGATACGCAGACACTCCCTTTTTGGTCATGCCAGCACCCTGCTTGGTGGGTCGGAAGTTGCCCGACTTCACCGAGGTCTTGATGCCCATGCCCTTCTTGGTAGCCATTACGCAGGTGCTCCACCTTCGAAGAGCAGCGTCACGCTCGTGATCTCAGCCGAGCTGAGGTCGATGTAGATGCCGCTCTCGAACAAAATCCCCATGTCGGGGATGATGAGGTCCTGCGAGCCAATTGCTGCGGGCGACGACAACGTCAACTTGGCCGTGCCGCCACTGGTGCTCCCATCCTTGAGAGTGATCGTGGCAGAGGTGGCCGTGTGCGTGAAGTACACCCCCAGCAAACGAGTGCGGCCAGAGACCGCTGCCGCAGCAGCGGTCTTCCGTACCGACTGAATGTTGCTGAAGCTCATGGCGGCCTCCTATCAGCGGGTGGCCGCAGCGAACATGTAGTCAACAGTGGTCGTCCGAGTCCCCGTGGCACTGCCCGACAGCG